GTCCGACTTGTTGAACGTCTCGACCAGCTCTCGAGGGATGGAGTTGAGCAGGCCGCTCTCGCCCTCAAAGCACACGCCGAGCAGGTCGCCGTAGGTCGGCGCCGAGACCAGCCACCGGGTGCCCGGTTGCATGACCGCCCAACTCCCCAGCACCTCGGCAGCCGTTCTCGTCTTACCGGCGCCGCGGCCTGCGAGCAGGAGCCAGATCGTCCAGTCTCCGTCAGGCGGGATCTGGTGCGGCAGGCGGGTCTGGATCCATTTCGCACGCCATTCGACTATTTGCCGCTCGTGAGGCGGCAAGGAACTCCAGATCTCGGCCAAGCGTTTAGTGTCGTCCACCGTTGCCAGCCTTCTCAAGCATGGCCAGCATCAGCGTCAGGCCTTCGCTCGGCCCGCTGCTATGCTCGACCTTGGCATCGATCTCGACCCGATCGCCCCACTTCTTCGGCGCGACCTTCGCCGCGTGCCACTTGCGGGCGTCGATCATGTTCCGGGCTTTCGCCGGGTCGTCGACCGTCGTCGCGATGTCGATGATCTGTGCCGCGAAGACTTCCTGCTGGGCCTCGCGCGCACGCGCGTAGGCTTCGGCGAACGACGGGAACTTATTTAGCCACCCGAACACCCCATCGACGCTCGGCGCCCAGTCCTCGGCGCAAATAGAAGTGATGGTCCGACCGTTCGCCAGCTCTCGGCAGATCCGCTCGCCCATCTCTTCGGTGTAGGTGCTTTTGCGGCCAGTCTTCAGCAGTTCTTCTGGCGGCTTCTTCTTGGTCATGCAGCCTCCAACAGGTTCAAGGGATGCTCCCAGCCGCCGGCAGGATGGGGACGAGGCAACGGCTGGGAGCGGGTCTCGGGGTGCGAACCGAGACCATGGGTATTAGAATATCACACGTCCAGCGTCAGAGCGAAGGCGACGATCGCCAGCCCGAGGACGATCACGGCGAGCAGGATGAGCGTCGTCTCCATCACTCGAACTCTCGCGAGATGGCGGCCCTCCCGAGGGGAGTGTCGGCGAGCATCCCAAGCGCGCTCATGTAGGTGGCGAGCAGGGCTTCCTCAGTCTGACGCTCGGAGGCGTCTTTCTTGCGGAGCGAGACGACCTTGCGAAGGATCTTGGCGTCGAACCCGTTCGCTTTGGCCTCGACGTAGACGTCCTTGATCAGGTCGGCGATGTCGGCCTTTTCGGCCTCGAGCTTCTCAATCCGCTCGACGATCGACTGTAGCTGGTTGTTTGTGTTGGTCATTTTGGTCTCCTTTTTGGATCGCGTCGAGGATGTAGGAGGCCTGGTCGAGGCAGAAATCGCACAGGTTCTCGCACCGGGGAGGCCCCGGATAGGTGCAAAGCGCGCTGGCGATCGTCTCAATCATGTCCCCATCCTCGGGGTCACAATAGCAGCCTAAAAAAAAATTTCAAAAAGATGCTTTTTCCGCTTGCAAGGAGAAATGGTTTCCGGTAGAACTAATTTCATCAACTGAGGAGCCCAACATGAGCAAGACCATGAAGCCTCGCATCAACGACGTGATCGTCATTGAGACTCGCTCGTCCTCGACGGACGCCAAGATGAAGACGACGAAGTATTCGACCTTCTTTTTCGCCTATGTGGCGAAGGTCGACCGCAAGGGGATCGTGACGGAATATCGCAAGCAGAAGGGTGCCTACCCTGTCATGCTTGACCATAACCAGCGCGTGATGACGATCCTCGACGCCAATCGTCAGGCTGAGGCCCGCATTGCGTTTGAGGCGGTCGAAGAGAACTTCTTCACCGACGCCGAAGACGTCCGCAAGCTTATCCTTGGCGTGCGCGAGGTGGCGTAAAAAAATCATCTCCCTGCAATTTTCCTCTTGCAGGGAGAACTTATTTCCGGTAGAACTTAATTCATCGAAGCAGACCAACCCAATGGAGCCCAACATGACGAAGCGCCTGACCATTGAAGAAATCCAGCAGCTCGCCGCCGCCTACGCTGACGCCATCAGCGACGCTGTCACGACTGAGGAATGGAACGAGATCGTTCGCCTCAACGAAGAGAACCCCGACAGCGCCTACGACGCCACGCACGACGTCGTCGACGGCAACCACTACATCTGCGCTGCCTATGAAGAACTCTTCGGCGAAGAGCCGTCGCTCGACCCTGACAACATGCTGGAGCTTGCCGACGCCGTCGACTACGCCCTCGAAGTTTTTTTCAAAAAACGCTGATAGGGGGCTTGTCAGTAGAAATCATTTCCTGTAGAACTTAATTCATCGAAGCAGACCAACCCAACGGAGCCCAACATGACCAGCAACCTCTCCTCCCTCGCCGACCGCTACGCCCTCCTCAAGGCTGACATTGAAGAGCTGACCAAGGAACTCGACAAGGTGCGTGCGGAGATCAAGGCCTTCGGCGTCGATCGCATCATTGGCGAGCGCGCCATCGTCGAGGTCGCCCTCTCTGAGCGTTCCTCCATCGACACCAAAGCGGTCAAGGAGATCCTCTCCGCTGACCAGCTTGCAAGCGTCACCCGCATCACCCTCGTCGAGACGCTGCGCGTCAAGCCCAACGTCAAGATCACCACGATCTAAAGGAACCCAACATGACCTTCGCCGACTTCCGCCCCATCGTTCAGAGCTTCTACAGCTACACCGTTAAGTTCCCCCGCCCAAACCTCACCTACGGGCAGGAGACCTTTGTCTTCGGCTCGCACGACGAGGCGATGCTGTTCCTGCGTGAGGCCCGCCGTCGCGGCTTGGAGATCGTCGGCTGGTCGTCCGGCGACGTCTATACCGCCCAGCGCGCCCTCGACGACGTCAGCCATTTCATGGGCAACCGTGCCGAAGAAATCATCAAGTGAAGGAGACCAACATGAACACCTTCCCGAAGTCTCTCGCTGATCTGTGCGGTGTCATGCTTGAGGCCTCAGCCCCCAAGCGGGCGCAGACTGAGACGCCGCAGCGCGACAACCCGATCGTCCTCACGAAAGAAGACGACGGAACCTTCACCTTGACCTATTTCGGCCAGACGGTCGGGTGGATACGCAAGCAGCCGCGCGTGAAGCTTTGGCGCGCCATGAGCGTTCACGGCTCCATCATCCACCGCGCCAGCCTCGACGGCGCCCGCAAGGCTTTGCTGGAGGCCTATCACTAATGGACACCGACACCTTCTCCCGCATCCTATCGGAACACGACATCCGCCACCGCGATCTCGCCCTCATCGCCAACGTGACGACGCGCGCCGTCAGTATGTGGGCCAATGGGCATCTCCCCGTGCCAAGACCCGTCGCCCTCATGCTGTTCGCCATCGACGAAGGCCTCGTGAGCGAGAATTGGCTCGCCGATCATCTTCGGCAGATGACCAGCGAAGATTAAATCGACGCTAGGGCCATTAGGAAGCTCGCTGACAGGATTTGTAGGCCCGCTGGCACCCACACCAGCGGGCCTCTTGCTGTCGGGCCTCCAGCGGCCTCGCAAGAGGCTCAGAATGGCATTGGATCGTCGATCGGCGCCTTGCTGTCCTTCACCGCGTTGAGCGGATCTTCAATCCTCGTCCGCACACGCTCGACCGTAGCGCCCGGAAAGGTCATCTTGATCTTGGCGATTTGAGGGAAGCCATGGATGAGCTGGGCGATCTCCTCGAGCGTGTAGACGTCGACGTGTCGGCCATCAGCGAGAACCTTCTTGGCGTCCTCCACCGTCCTCACGATCGCCACGACCCGATTGTCGGGCAGGGCGACCTCCCACACGTCTGCGGGCCGCTGGGGCGCCTGTGAGGCGGCAGCAGCCTTGTCGAGCGCGCGCCATGCAGCCGCCATGCGCCGAGCCTCCCGCGTCACGTCAGCCAGCTCCCCGTGCCAGATCGCTTGGTTCAAGAGGTAACGCTGCCGGTCGAACTTCACCCGAAGCTCGACGCTGACGAGCATCCGCAGACGGTCGACCCCCCACCTGTCCTCCATCTCGATCGCCAATGCGTCGACCTCGTCGATCTCCGCCTGGCCAGCGATGAACGTCCCGACGCTCGTCTGCCATCCGGGGACAGCCGGATAAACCATCCCGCCGTCCGCATCTCCGCCTGTCTTAGCCTTTGCCATGTTGGACTCCTTCCTTCGTTGTTGGGGCGGAAGTCGCCCCAACATATACGAAGTATATGGGGTCAACCTCCGCAAACCTCCGCAAGTCTTTTCAGTGACTTAGCGTATGACTTCCGCAACCTCCGCAAATAGTTCCGCATAATGATTTCAATGACTTACGAGGCAACCTCCGCAACCTCCGCACAACCTCCGCAAGTTCCGCAGGGGTCTAATTGAGATCATTCGACTGCTTTTTCAGGATCTCAATTAGGCCTTTTAGATCGTCGCTGAACTCTTTCAGAGCGATGTCTGGGTTCTTGGCGTGTTCGACTATGAGGTTGCTTGCACACCACAGAAGCACCGCCCTGACCTCAATGGCTGGCATCTTGTCGAATATCTTTCCGATCCTTTTTGAGGCTTCAGAGGTGCGTATAAAGGCGGTGTTCTTTCTCGGATCATCATACATGTTGGTCTCCTTTACTGCCCCTGAAGGGGGAAACTGGAGGGGGGTAATTCCCCCGCCTCGACGTCCATGAAGGCCCTTATGACTTCGGCTGCAAGCGGCGCAACGATGGCGTTTCCGTAGGCGCGCAGGCGTCCCACTCTGCCGGGTATCCCATTAGCCAGCAGGGGAATGCTGGGTTCAGCGCGCCGCGCTTTGCCGTCGGCTCCTGTGAGCCAGATTGCATTGGCCCATGCGCTATGTCGCTCGCCACCCCCGCCAGTACCAGCCCGTGCGTTTTCCCGTGAGACGGTGCGCTCGTCGTCGTGCGGTTCTCGTTGGGAGAAGCTCTCGGCGTCGGCCATGTAGCGAGCGTCGTTGTCGTCGCGACAACGTGCAACTGATCCGTCGCGTGGTCCTTCCGGGCCAGCTCCCAATCCGTCGCCGCACCGTGCTTGGATGTCTGAACCGTCGGCGTCGGCCATGTCGCCACGTTCGCCGCGTCCGTCAGCGTCATGAACTGATTGCCGCCGTACCCCATCGAGCCGCTCATGCGGGCGTCCGAGGCTGTCGCTGTCGGCCAGGTCGTCCACGCTTGCGTCGAGAGCTGATCGAGGCGCGACTTCCCGTCCTTCCTGCCCTTGATGTAGTTCGTCAGGTCTCCGGTGTTCTTGTGATCTCTGGTGGTCGGCGTCGCCCATGTCGCCTGCGGCGCCTCGGTGATGGAGACGATCGCCCCCAGCCCGTTCTGCCTGTCCGGGCGATACCTGTTGCACGCCTTGGGGCCATCCACCGCTTGAGGCGTCGGCCATGTCCATGGCGACCCAGTAGAGACGCTGCCGGATATGAGGCGCGTCGACGGCGCAAGCCGGAATATCGACGCCCCGGCAGGCGTAGTTTTCTCCTTCCAGATCAGACCGGACTCCGTCGAGCCAACCATAGCCAGCCGCTCCACTAACCTGCTCACCCATGACGACAGGGGGCCTGACGGCGGCGATAAGGCGATGGAAGTGAGGCCACAGGTGCCTTGGATCAGCCTCGCCGAGGCCTCTGCCGGCGACGGAGAACGGCTGGCACGGGCACGACCCCGTCCAGATGGGGCGGTCGTCGGGCCATCCTGCGAGCCGAAGGGCGTGGCTCCATCCGCCGATGCCGGCGAAGAAGTGGCACTGGGTGAACCCTGCCAGATCGGAAGGTCGAACATCGACAATTGACCGGGTATCGACTTCGCCATCTGCGATCAGTCCTTTCTTGATGAGGTTCCGCATCCACTCGGCGGCGAACGGCTCGATCTCGTTGTAATAGGCTGCCATGTTGGTCTCGTTTGTTTAGTCTAAGCTGCCGATAACCTTCAGTCCTTGAAGCTTGGTGTTCTTGTCGCGCATCTCGTAGCTCAGGATCTGGTTCTGGAGCCACGTCTGGATCATCAGCTCTGCCGTCGCCTCGACGATGTCGAACTGCTGCTTGATGATGGCCGCGGCGTACCTGCCCTGCTTGCGCGACTGTGGCATAGACGACCAAGGCTTGCCGGAGTTCCACGCGCTGCCGATCGCGGCGAGGATCCGCCGGCAGGTCTCCTTATCCGGCCATGCCGCCTTGTCCTTCACGGGCTCGTCGCAAGGACGCGCAAACAGGCTGGTCGTCGCCTTGATGTCGCCGATCGGCTGCTCGACCAGCTCGAAGGGCTGCTGCCATCCGTCCTGCGCGGCCTTGATCTTGTGGGCGGTCAAGTACCCGACAGTCTCGCCCTTCTCACGCTCAATGTGGAGAAGGAAGTCACCGGCGCCGTCGAAGACCGTGCTACCGCGCATGTTACCGGCGCGGCTAGTGTGGTGGACGCCCGTGACCGTGGCGCTGAAAGTCTCACGCACGGCGTCGCACGCCGCGATGAAGAGCGTCATGTCCTTCTGAAGGTTTTCATCTGCGCCAGGCAGCACGCGGGAGACGGTGTCGACGTAGACGGCGGCGGGGAACTCACCCGTCTTGTCGACGATCGACTGGACCGTCCGCAAGAGCTTGTCGACGTCACTCTCCAGCATGAAGTTGATGCTTTGCCGGATCAGAAAGAAGGGCGCCTCGTCGACGCTCACCCCGGTGGCCAGCTCCCACGCCCGAAGGCGGAACTTCATATCGCCCACGCCTTCAGACGAGATGTAGACCACGGGCCCGTTGCGGGTGATCTTGCGTCCCCACCAGTCGGGCTGGCCGGAGGCGAGGCTAAGGGCCTGCCCAAGGGCTATGAAGCTCTTTCCGCAGCCTGGCGCACCAAAGACGAACCCAAGGGCGTTCTCGATCATGACGCCCTCCACGAGCCACGCAGGGTCTGGCAGGGTCTTGATGGCGGTCACGTCGAGAACCTCAAACAGGTTAAAGTCTGCGCGAAACTCCGCTCCTGCGTCTCCGGCGTCGGCCTCGCTGCTGCGCTCGGCCTCCGCCTCGACTTTCGGGCTTGCGAGCTGCCGCGGCTTCTCACGCTGGGGAGGGCCCGCCTCTGCGTGCTTGGCGACCTTGTCGTCCCACTGGTCGAAGGCGTGCTTCCATTTCTGCCTGAAGAGCGTGATGCCGCGCCCCTCACGCTCAAGAAGAATGTGGTTCGGCGTAGTGCGCTCGACGATGCGGCTCTTCACGGCTCGTTCGTACTTCACGAACAGCTCGCGCATCATGACGTCCTGCTCGCCCTGTCCGGGCTTGATAGGACACTCACGATACTCGTCGACGACGCGGCCCCAGATCATGCGCGTCATGTAGTCTTCGCGCCCGTCGACCACCTTGCCAAAGTCGTTCTTCGCGGCCTCGGGTGTCTGCGTCCGCTCGACAGGGCCAGCGGACGACGTCGAGCCGCCGCCGTGCTTCTTCACGAGGTCGTCGATCTCGTCGCATAGCCACTGAGGCATCACGGCGATCTCGACCTCCCAAGGCTCAAGACCTGCGACCCAACGATAAGGCTGTCCGCTCTCGTGCATTGAAGGGGGGAGCATGGCGAACCCACCCTGCCCACGAATGTCGACGCCGATGCTGGTTTTGCAGGTCGGGGGCGTCCATCCTGCCGGCGCCCTAAACAAAATTTGCAAGCCGCCACCGCCAGTTATCTGCGTCGGTGTCTCGATCTCGCCGCCCATATTGTGCAGCGCCATAAGGCCTCTCCACCACTGCCCAGCGGCGGGGATCTTGTGCATGTCGAGGTCGACCATGACGGCGTTGCCTGAGCATCCGCCCGTGATCATGCCCATGTTGTTGCGGCGGGCGTGTTCGCCATTGTCGCCGTACCACCGCTCGAAGGTCAGGTCTGGGGCCAACTCATGCTCAAGAGCCCGCCATTTCGGCAGCGCAGGGCGCTTCCACTGCTGGCGGTTCTCTTTGGGCGTCATGGCTGGAACGACCTGAATGCCTGCCGCACGGTACATGCGGGCCCATTCAGTCGGATCGGCGAAGTCTGGGTCGAAGTTCGACACTTGCGCTCTCATGCTGGTCTCGTTGGATTAAACTGCCTCGGCGCCGTACTTGGCGAGCAGCGCAGCCTCAGCGCGCCCGTGGTGCTTCTTCAGCCTGAAATGCTCGCTGGCGGGCCACAGACGCACGGCGAGCGCACGGGCCTGTTCCTTCTCAGCCGTCAGGCGGTAGTGCTTCTTCCACCGCTGGGGCGTCACCAGAACCATGGGGATGTGCAGGGCGGCGACCGCCCCACGAACTAGGCCGTATGCGACCCCGAACTTAAAGGTAGAGCTTACGCCCTGCTTAGGCATGGGGCCGACCTGCTCTATCACGGCCATGAGCGGGTTGTAGCCCTTGATCAGGTCAGCAAGCGCCGCTGCGTCGATCTCTCCGTTAATGAGAGGAACGTCTAGGGCCGCGATCTTTTGAGGAAGCTCTGGAAAATAAAATGCGATGGCGCCCGAGCTGCCGGGGTCAACGCCCATGATGCAATGCGGCTCGCTCAAGCGGCCCTCCCTTTGTTGTTTTTGTCCATGACCTGAAAATGCTCAGGTCGGATCCTGCCGCGCGAAGCGCGAATGATTTCAAGCCGCCACTTGTGCGGAATGTGGTTGCGCTGACGCCATTTACGGCGCGCCCAATACTCGACGTCCAGCCCTTCAGCCAGACGATCGACGAGATCCCAGTCGAGGTGATTTGCAGACATGGGCGACGATGTTGGACAAAATTTCCAAAAAGTCAAATTGTGCTTTGGACAAAATTTCCTCTTGACGATGTTTTGCGACTCACCCATCTTCTACGACAACCGACGCACCAACATGAGAACCCAATGAACCCTTTCGAGCGGCACGGCATAGAACATCTATCTCCATCTGCCTGCAATCTCTTCATCGGATCGCCCGCCATGTATGTCATGGAGCGCGTGTTCAAGAAGAAGACGCCAGTCGGTGCTGCTGCTCATCGCGGCAATGCCGTCGAAGAAGGCGTCGTGAAAGGATTGCAGGGCGCGCCGTTATCGGACGCCATCAAGGCTGCGAAGGACACGTTCTCGACGCTCACTGCATTGAGCGGTGATCCTCGTCGCGACAAGGAACGCGACAGCATCGCCGACATGGTGACGCAAGGCGTTCATGAATTGAAGTCGTATGGGCCTCCATCTTCGACGCAGGGCAAGATTGAATGGAAGGTCGAAGGCCTCGCCGTTCCCATCATCGGCTTCTATGACGTCGCGTGGGAGGCGCATGGTATCCTCCTCGACATCAAGACGACGCACGCACTGCCGTCGAAGATCAAGATCAATCACGCGCGTCAGGTGGCGCTGTATGCTGCTTGTCTCGGCGACAACATAGACGCGCGCCTGTGCTACATAACGCCAAAGAAGAGCGCGACTTATCAGCTCGAGAACGTGCGCGAACACGTTCAGGCGTTGGAGAAGATAGCACTGACCATTCAGCGTTTCCTGTCGATCAGCGAAGACCCTGCGGAGCTGGCTGCTCTTGTGGTTCCTGATACTGACAGTTTCTATTTTGCAGATCCCCTCGCGCGCCAAGCGGCATTTGAGATTTGGGGTCTGTAGGAATTGCCCATGTGGGCAAAGGCGAGCGTCGAGCCAGATCGGCGCATTGGTAATGGAGAACGGTAATGGCTCTTGGTATCTCGTTCGGCGGTGGCGCCGGTGGCAACTTCTTGCCGATTGTCAAATACGACGCGCGGGCAGGACGTGTGTTTCGCGTTGATCGCGAAGATGGCGTTTCGACGCCAGTCGACATCACGCGAAATTTCAAGGCTGTCTTTGACTTTGAGAACCTTGAGGTAGGATGGATCAACTTTACGACGGGCTCTGCGCCTGACTTTCAGATGGTTCCTTACGGCAGCCCGCTGCCTGATCAGCCGTCTGATGGTCATCGTCAGGGCATCCGTTTGGTAGTGAAACTGGGCGCGGAGTCCGGTGGCGATTGTCGTGAGATCGCTGGCACTGCTGCTGCTTTCCTTGGTGGGATCGACGCTCTGCACGATGCGTATATTTCTGGCGTGCAGAATAATCCCGGTAAGCTTCCTGTCGTCGTCCTCGACGATACGGTGGCGATCGAGAGCGGCTCTGGCGCCAAGAAGTCCACGAACTATCAGCCTAAGTTCTCTATCGCCGCGTGGGTGCCGCGTCCGAAGGATCTCGGCCCCAATCCTCGCGGGGGTGCTTCTGCTCCCGCGCAACCAGCAGCGAAGTCTGCACCGCCAGCAACAGGATCGACACGCGCGGCTCCGCCGGCGGCGAAGGCTCCTGTTACTGCTGACGCTGAGGACTTCGGCTAAAAAAGAAGGGGCGCCTTCGGGCGCCCCGACTTACCGGAGATGAGATGAAGTTCGAAATCATCATGAACATGCCAGTTCGAGACGGCTCTCCTGTTCATAGGATTATCGCTGAACATCCTGCGAATAGCCTAACCGCTTTCATGGATCAGCTCGCGCATGATGGTTTCATCGTTGTCGATGAATACTACCCAAAAGAGCAACGCTCGCCGATTTATGTAAATCACGGGCCGATCTCTCTGAACTACTCTGTCGTCGGCAAGGTGAAAGTCTGGGACGGCAAATAACTAAGGAGACCAACATGGAATACGATCAAATCATGCACAATGCGTTCTCCATCAAGGCGGAGCGCGGCAAGAAATACGGCGACATGAAGGCGACACTTGAGCGCCAGGCCAAGATCGCCAGTCTCATCCTCGGGAAGGTCGTCACGGCCTACGATGTTGCAATGATATGTCACGCTGTTAAACTCGGGCGTCTCGAGGAGAACCGCACGAACGAAGATAACTACGTCGACGGCATCAACTACTACGCCTTTGCGGGCTCTTTCGCGACTTCACCCCAAGACACACTAGAGGACGACATCGTCGCCATGGCACGGCGGCTCGCTCCCAGAAAGCAGGAGAATGCGAATGAAGAAAGCAATGGCGGCCACGATGGCCTCGGCTCTACTCCTTTCGGCTCTGGTTCATCCACTGACCGCTAGTGAAGAGAGCGCCGCAGACTTCTTCAGGAAAGACAAGGAGTATTGGAGCAAGGGCCTTGTGGCTCCCAGCACTCCTTCGTGGGCAGGATCTCTGAGCGTGGGCGCGATGCGTCCTTCTAAGAATTCGTCACAAGAAGAAGTCGCGCGGGCCGTCGCTGAGGCCGCTCGCAGCAAGTTGGGCGCAGAGCATGTAGATGCTGCTCTGCGTCTCACCAAGCTTGAGAGCGGTTTCCGCTGCCATGTGAAGGGGCCTGCGACGCGCCATGGGCGCGCCGTTGGACCCCTTCAGGTCATGCCGAAAAGCGCAGAGGCCTTGGGGATCTCGGCTGCTGATCTGCACCGCGATTGCATCGCACAGATCAACGCTGGCATCTTGCACATGGAACGCTGCATTCAGGTAGGCGCCGTGAAGTATCACCAACTCGCCTCGTGCCACGTCAGCGGCTGGGGTGGCTGGAACAAGCGCCTGGCGCGTAATGCTGAGAAATATCGTCAGCAATACATTCGCATGGCTGCGGCATCGAATGTGCCAGCATGGGCCGGATCGCTCCGTTGAGCGCCGTCGACTACATGCTCTTTCTTGCGGTGGTGGCGCTTACCGGCGTCACCATCGTGCTCCTCGCAGGATGCTTCTTGATCATGCTAATGCTGACGAGGCTGATCAGGGAGTGGTTTGAAAGATAGGTGCGAAGGTGGGGAAAAAGTTCGAAGACCTGCCGAAGGAATACCAAAAGGTTCTGCTCCTCTGGAACAAGGGCAAGACGGGCCTTCAGATTTCAGAAGAGCTGGGCATCACGAGAAGCTCAGTCATGGGCCGAATTCACCGCGCCAAGCAGTACGGCATAAGGGTAAAGGGCGCCCCGATCAGGGTAGACATCGTCGCCCCGCCGCCGCGCAAGGTGAAGAACCGCCGCATAATTCGTGAGGCGAAAGCGCAGGGCGTTGCGTTGCCTGAACTGCCGCCTGTGGTGAGGGCGACTAAGGAGCAGTTGAAGAGGTCTATTGGCCTCATGCAACTGACGCCGATGTCGTGCCGATTTATCCTGAATGACGATCCTGCTCGAGCGGTGTTCTGCGGCGCCCCGAAGGAGAAGGGTTCGTACTGTGGCGAGCATTCTGCTTTGTGCTACCATAAGCCAGTCGCCAGGGTCGTGAAGAAGAAAGGCTTCAAATGGAAGACAAGCTCCTTTGTTCTGGGTGGCACTATACCTTCGGATGGCTGAGGCGCCCTGAACTCGATATAGACGGCCATTTTGGGTACGAAGACGGAGATGGCGATCTTTACTTCACATGCGACCCCCGCCACGAGCATGGTCTGTATCTTGATTGCTGGGAGGACGCAGAAACAGGGGAGAAGTATCTGTGCTTCAGCAAGGTTCCTCGGATATTTTCGAAGAGGCGAAAGTTAAAGAAGAAGCTCTGATCTACGCGCTGACCACTTTCGGCCTGATATATGACTTGGTGAAGGATAGGCACAGCAGCTCGGTCGCGCACAGCATCAAGAAAATAGTCCAACAAGCCCAACGAGAGATCAACATGAAGATGAAAGAGATAGAAGCTCCTGCCATGGAGCTTGTGTCGAGCCGCAGGGCTCTTGAGTACCTAACCCACGAGAACGACATTTTGAGAGAAGCCCTTGAGGCCGTCGAAGATGCGTCATCGCGTTATGTGATCTTCAGGGATTGCATGTGCTTTGATAATGCGTCCGGCCTCTTTGAGGCTCTTGAGAAGACGAAAGAAGCCCTTGGGAGGCGCAGATGAGCGATGATCTTGTGAAGCGGCTGCGCGAAGAGGAAAACAGCCTTTATGGAACTCACCCATGCGGGCTGTTGCACGACGCCGCCGACCGCATTGAGGCGCTGGAAAGTCTGGAAAAACAAATGCCAGCGATCATTGAATATCTGGAGTTGCAGGCGGACGTCGTGGACGGCGACAACGGCATCCCGCATCCGAACAAGGCGATGACTTTGTTAGTCTGGCTGCGGCATGAGGTGGAAAAATAAATGCTCCAACTTGATCCACCGCTGCCGGTGGTGACGCCGAAGGGCAAGGCGCTGGCGCATATCCTGATCGACTACGGGCCTGAGCACGACCTCGTCTGGGTCTGCTTTTGCGCCGATGGGCAAATATGGTCTTACCGCAACCAAGACATCCGGGCAGATGAAAATATCACGTTTGGCAGGAGGGAAAGAAATGGCTGAAGAAGTTAAACACACACGCACTTATTTGACCTTCGAAGAGAAGATCATCGTCGCATGGGCTTACTATGTGAGGGGCATTACGCAGCAGGATCTCGCTGCCCTGTTCAACATCAACCATGGCCGCGTCTCAGAGGCCTGCAAAGCAGTTAAGACCGGCATCGAAGAGATGGACAAGCCCAATGGTTCCCAATGAGATCCACTTCATATGGCTGACGGAGCCGACTTCGCGGCCATTCAACTACATCAACTCGATCGCGATCAAGGCGGCTGCCGACGTGCAGAAGCCTGATCGCATTTACATGCACTGCAACAAAGAGCCGACCAACAATCCTTACTGGAACGAAATTCGCTCAATGTTCAGCATGAGATGGGTCGAGGCGCCGGACAGCCACGACGGCGTGCCGCTGGAGTACATCCAGTACAAGGCCGACGTCCTGCGCCTTCAAATCCTGCGGGATCATGGCGGCATATACCTCGACACCGACAGCCTGATGCTAAAACCACTGACGCCGTTCATGGACAAGCCGTTTACGCTGGCGGAGGAAAGCCCGGACTCCTACGCCATGGCGCCGATCATTGCGGAGCCTGGCGCGCGGTTCATCGACATCTGGCTGCAACGCATGGCCAACACCATGCGGGCAGGAGGCTGGGCCAAGCACGCCGTCCAGCTCCCTCGGGAGATCCACAAGATGCACCCGGCACTGTGCGACGTCAGGCCGCGCGAGGAGTTCTTCCCCTTTGACCTTCGTCGGAACTATCTGTTCGACGACGGCAGGGCTGACGAGTGGATCGAGCAGGCGTCGAACGCCTACGTCCTGCACGTCTACGAGACCTACTGGAAGGACTACCTTGCGGACGTTCGTCCCGGATACATGCGCCAGCGCGACACCGTGTTCTCCCGCCTTTTCAGAAAGTACGAATGATGCAGACCATCGACCATGCTCTTTTCCCGACACTGGTGCTGGAGACCTTCAACGAAGATCATGAGACCGTGAAGAAGGCGTTCGAGGGCAAAATACTCGACTATATGAGCGACAAGGGGTTCTCGAACGAGCTGACTGGCCATCTCACGATGCACCACGAAAAGGCCTTCAAGCCCGTATTCGAGCTGGCCACGAGGGCAGCCGAAACATACATGGAGCGCCTGAGCGTCGACCCGGCTCTGTATCAGTTCAATCTGGTGAAGAGTTGGATGAACATCGTGCGTGAGAGGGCGACGCCTATGCACGCGCACCGGGACGCTCACTTGTCGTTCGTGTACTACCTAAACATTCCCGAAGACGCCGATATGGCGCTGGTGTTTGAGCAGGACGACTATCGCCACGAGCCCTTCGCCGGGTGCATTAAGAACGCTCCGCCGTCCGAGTGGACGTGGCTGAATTCGTACACTTGGTCGTTTGGCCCGAAAGAAGGGGTAATGTTCGTCTTCCCGTCGAGCATGATCCACGGCACGCCGTCGAAGTCTGGGGATCCAGACACTGGCATTTTCACGCTGGAGGATTACCGAAAGCACCGTGTGGCGGTCGCCGGAGACTTCCTTCTGACCTACAAAGGCAAGCAGGCGAAATCTCTCGGCGTCCAACCAATGAAGAACTGGCGCACTTTCTAAGGACGGCGCCTATTTAGGCGCGCTCGGGCTGATGTAATCGTTGATGTCGACTTCTTTGTTGAGTTCAGCCGACAGCATACGAGACAGCGGCAGGCCAGCTCGGTAGAAGGCGTTAGCCGTGGCGCGCGTTGGGTTCTGGACGAAGGCTTCGTAGCGGCGCGACCAGTTCGCCAAGCTTTCAGCCGTCGCTGGCTTGCTGATGGCGCGCGTGAAGAGATTGGCGCCGCCGATTGACGTGAAAACGGAAATTGGGTCAACGAACAAGCCGGCGATCGACGTGCCGCCAAGAATGGTTTGGCCGGTGCCGGATGGGTTGCCAAACTTATTCAAGTTCTTAAACGCGCGGGAGACTTCAGTGACGTCTTCAAGAAACTGAAGCTGTTTAGGGTTGTCTTTGAAGATCATCTTCTTGGCGCGGTCACTAAGGCCGCTGATGCCGTTCGGGCCCAGCCACCTGTCCGGGGAAAAGTTGCCCTCTGCATCACGCCCAAGCCTCGACATGAGACCTGCTTGGAAAGACTGGATATGCTCGGGGTCCATCACCCGCATGGCTCGAGATACGAGCTTCGCATCGGCTGATGACTTTGATCCGGCTGCCCTATAAAGACGCTCAAAGATCTGCTCGTCGCTGACCCTGCCTTCCCTAGCTCCGACAATCTTCTGGAGCTGCTCTTTCATAGCCATGTCGGCGGCGTACTTGCGGTCAGCCCGTTGCAGGAAGAACCGCGCCGGCTCACCCCCAGCCTGCTCTGCGATGTCTAAAACATCGTTTTTCAGGGAGCGATAAAGACGCTCGACGTCGGCGCTTTTGACGCCCTTAATGCGGTTCTCGTCGCGAAGCTCGCGCAGGCGCGTATAAAGGTTTTTGGCGCCCTCATAGCTGAGGCCTTCTTTCGCCATGACGGCAGGCATGACGAGATCGACAGCAGGCGTCGAACCAAGCCTAGATTGCGCTTGCCGCGCCATAATCTCCGCGACGGCGTTTCTGGTGTTTTCGAGCTGCCGAGTAACGTCTGGATTATTGAAAAGACCAGTGACTTCGTCGTATGCGTCTTTCGCCGCCTGCTTCGACTTCACGTTCATCCAGTTCTCAATGCCGGTGCGGATTTTCTCCCCGGCATTCTCAACGCTTGTCTTTGGAAGAAAACGGTCGATCGCCTCTTCCATCGTTTCAATAGCACGCGCCCGAGCCGCAATTACAGGCTCACCGGCGAACGGCATGTTCTCACCGATTTTGGTGCCGCGCTGGAGCAGCATGTTGTCGGTGGCAGCGTAGAGGGGCATCTCAACGCCTATTCTTTCAGCGGCCTGCACAGAAGCCGGAGGAGGCTCTGGAGCTTTGGGTGCAGTCTTGGCAAAACGCCCAAGGGCGCCGCCCAGAACGCCGC